CTTATGACCTTAAAGCCATCACAGCTATTATATGAAACATTTATTTTAAATGGTGGTTCAAAAAATATTATAAATAATATTAATTATTTTAATAAAGAAATTCAAAATCAGCAAACCTTCGGTTTTCCGAACCTTTCCCTTTAATTAAAGTTCTACATTCTTTAGTTTATTTAGGCGATTTTAGTTTCCCCTTTATTAAAGGGAAAGGTTCGGAAAACCGTAGGTTTGCTGATTTAGTTTATTTAGGCGGAATTTTTATCTCAACCTATTATATAAAATGCTTGCTGTAGAATATGAAGAAGTCTCTGTTGTTCCTGCTTTTCCCGCTGTGTGTCCTTATTTTTTTTATAAGATTGTATGTAAGGATTCTGATGTTAAAAAGGTTTATGTTGGAAAAACTAAAGACCTTAAAAGCAGAATAGCATGTCATAAAAGTAAATGTAATGTCAGTGACATTAAGCTATATCAGCATATCAGGCAATTAGGTGGCTGGGAAAATTGGGAGTTATCATTATTTCATAAGTGCATTTGTGACGAACCTACATCTGTCTATATTGAAGTAGCTATTATTAAGCAGTTTAAAGATGAAGGTTATGAAATGCTTAATTGTCAGCTGCCTATTAATTACCCAACTCAGAAATACAATGTGACCAAGTGTAAGGAGCATTATGCAATTAAAAAGGAATGTGAGTGTGGTTGGGTTGGCTCAAAGATGGACTGGGCGCATCATAAACAGTCTAAAAAACATTCTAGATATTGTATTGCAAAATTTGAATTAGATATGTTAGAAGCTATATAAGTGGGATTATTTCTCAGGGTGGTGCCTGAGGTTTTTTGCTGGTATTTTATATAAAATGTGGGTTTATTTCTCAGGGACTACCCTGAGGTTTTTTCTGTTATTTTATATAAAAAGAGTGTTTATTTCTCAGGGACTACCCTGAGACTTTTTGCTAGTATTTTATATAAAAAGAGTGTTTATTTCTCAGGGTGGTGCCTGAGACTTTTTGCTGATATTTTATATAAAAAGAGTGTTTATTTCTCAGGGTGGTGCCTGAGACTTTTTGCGATTATTCTGCAAATCCCATTCTGTCTTATATTCCTTTGAGTTGCCAAACCAATTCGCTTCATTTATCTTTTGTCTTTTTAATTCTTTTCGTTGATTCTCTTGTTGAATATAAAGTTCTCGCCATTCTTCTTGATGATCAATTAAATGTTGAAATAATATGTTATCCATAATAGTATAATACATTATTAACTTAAAGTCTTTATTACAGTATTTTCAAATACTTTATATTAGTAGGAACCTACAACGCAGATGGTCTATATCTTTATTGTTCTCTCTTCATCTAATTATTAAGAGTCAAAATATAAGGAATAAATGATTTAACAACATAGGGACAAATAGGGACAATAGGGACAAATAGGGACAATAGGGACAAATATTCACGCTAAATGGAAAGTATTTTTTATAGACTTTCCTTTTTTGACTCAAACTTTTTAAACTTTCATATTAGTGTGTCTTTTTGTCCCTTTGTCCCTACTTTGTCCCTATCTATTATTGCTCATCTACTTTGGTAAAAAACGGGGCTTGCTGAACCAAAATAGAAACAGAGAAACAAATACTTTTATAGGAACCTACAACGCAGATGGTTAGTTTCTTTCATTTTTCCTTTTTTCCCTTTTTTCCGCTTTTTCCCCTTTTTAACAGAGTTACCATATAATTTTACTTTCATGGAGAAACTTTCCAAAAAGCGGAAAAACCGGAAAAAACGGAAAAAAGGGAAAAGTATATAGAACTAAGTATTTCAAAGTGGAAATCCTAGATATCCCTATACTTAACATTGTTTCATTTGGTTTCCTTTTGTCCATGGTATATAAAGTGGTAAGTGGTAAGTGGTAAGTGGTATTTAAGTCAGTATAGAAAACATAAAAAAAGATGGAAAAGATGAAATAAAAATCAAAAAACAAACTTTTTTTGTTTTTTTATCATTCTCTACACCGACCCCAAAAGAACTTACCACCTTACCACTTACCACCCTACCTTACCACGGACAAAAGGGAACCCAAAGGATATCAAGGATTTCCACATTGGATACAGCCATGTGTAATAGTAGCCATGCTTTCAATATAAGTATTTCAATAGTCTCATTAATAATAAAAAATGTTTTATTATAAATGCATTATGCTCTTAGAGTTTATTCAACTTCAATATCTTCACTAGTATCCATAACAATATCATTCATTTTGAAATGGTTTCTTAGCTGGATAATTTTGAATATTTTTGTATTTCCATTATTGGTCTTTTTACCAAATTCAATTCCAGTGATATTCAATCGTTTCAATCTTACACCAAACTGCATAGAAGTTATATTGTAATCTAAATTACATTTTTTAGACCAATCTTTAAATAAATCAAATTGTTTCTTATCAATTAGCTCAATAGAGATTTCATAATAGTTATCAAGAACAAATGATTTAATCCAATTCTCAATAGGAGATACACTTGCATCTTTCATATCATTTTGATACTCAGTTTCAGGCATAGGGATTTTATTAAAATCTTTCATACCATCAATGCTCTTAAAATATTCATAACAAGTTTTAATAACATTAACATCATTCAAATATTCATAGCATTTATTGAAATAATCTTTGTTACCAATTAGCTCATTACTAGACGAAATAATTAAATTTCTTCTATCATCCTTTGTAGTTTTAATTGGCTCTTCATTATTAGTTGTTGCAATAAATCTATGAAAGCTTTTAATATCATATTGATTCACTCCCTTATTATTTATAGTCATATATGGGTTGGTAATAAGAGCTTTAATTTTACCTTCGGAATCCATGCTTTCCTTGCGACTAAGTTCATCTAAATTTACAAGAAATGTATCAGCCATTCTCCCATTAAAATCACCCCATATATCACGTGAGGGATTTGTAGTTTCAACATATCTAGACCTACCAATCATAGCACTTAATAAAGTCATTAAAGTTCCCTTACCAGCTCCTTGTTTTGAAATAAGAGTAGGACAGATTGTTTTTGTTGCAGGAAATTGAATCATTTGAGCAATCCAAGCTTCTAAATAAGTAGCAACAGCATCATCATTACCACATAGAACTTTAATAAGATTTCGCATCATAGCAAGAGCTTCTAAATTCTCTTCATACTCAGTAACTAATTCCATAGCAAAAGGTTTCCAAGTATTAAAAATGTTATCTGGACATTCATCTTTATCTGGAAAACAGTCAATATCATTATAGCATCTTTGCTCAGGATTATTTCTTAACCAATCATTGATAAAATTCTCAGTTGTAATATAACTACTGAAAGCAGAAACATTTAATTTATCATATACCATTGTTTCATATGATGTAATAAGATGTGACTTTGTCATCATTACATTTTTATTTGATTCTTCTTTTATAAAAAATGCTTTATTAACAATTTTGCAATGAGTTTTTTCAAATTCAGCAGCAACTTCATTAAATGAACGACCTACACTAATAGTAACTGGTTCAAAATCAGTCACAGTAATATCATAATCCTCAGGAATCTGAATAACTTGAGAATGCTCTTTATAAGTGAAAACCATATCTAAACCAGTAAATTGAGAATTAACATAATCAGTAATATCTTTTAATAATTCATTATCATCATAATGGTTACCGTACATCATTAGACCATCAAACATCAAAGCACAAATATCAATTTGTTTCTGTCTCACAATATGAATTACTTTTTGTAAAATTCTATTCTCAAAGACACAAAGGATTCTATTAATTGCAGAACCATATCTATTGTATGTTTTATCAAAAGGAACTGTATCAATAATATGTTTGTAGCACGATAATGCAGTGATTTCTTTTTGTAACTTTTTACATTCCTTATCAAAATCCTTAAAGAATTGGTTTGAAACCTTTTTATTTAGTTTATCATCATTGACAGCTTTTAAGAAGGCAGTCTTACCATCAGCTCCAAAATTCATTAAGACTTCATCACGGTGACTAACATACCATGACAAATTGGGACAAGCAATTCCATTTAATTGACAGATATATTGTAAGATAACTGGGTGAGCATTCTTCATATCAACATCAGTTGAAACATTTCTTAAAATGAGACCACGAATATCTTTGGGTAGTCCTTGAATAGAATGTCCACAGTAAAGTCTGCCCCCAACTTCATTGGGAGTTCGTTCAGTGAAACTATAACACTTTGTAATTTCTCCCTTTGTTTTGATAGCATTTTTGCAGTAAGTCTTCATCATATTAAATTTCTCTTTACGTTCATCTTCGTTTTTACAGTTCTCGGTAAAGCTTCTAAAGGTTTTCATTTCCATATCATTCAAAAAGTTGATTTCTCTCAAAGGTAGTCTCTCAATTAATTCCATTCTATATTATACCTAAATATAATAAATTCTTTCTAAATCATTTTAATTCAATATAATTAATTCTTTAATTTTAAATTAATTATATTAAGATATATTCCTAAATAATAATACTTTTGGCTAAAGCTTTCTCTTGTTTTAAAATTTGATTCCTTGGTTTAATAATTTCTTCATAATATTCTTTACGTTTAGCCTGAGCTTCAGGTGTAGCTTTTGATTTAATATAAACTTCTTTCTGCTTGGCTAAATAAGCATCATATCGTTCAGGGGCTTCTTCTTTCATTGTCTTATAATATTTATTAGAATAGACACGATTAAGCTCAGGATGTGTCTTCTTATAATCACTGCAAACCTTACGGTGTCTATTGTAAGCAGCAACAATCTTTTGCAATTTTTCAGATTCAATTTCTTCTAAAGTATTCATTCTATAATATATCTTAATTATACATACTCATAGACAACCAATATGTCATAAAAAATGGTAGCTAAACAGGGGTGACAAGAGAAACAAAGACTAACGATTCCGTCCTCATACATTCCAAAGTTTCTATAAGGCATGCGAAGTGGTGAACCTAATTCATTAATTAATTCCATAATATATAAATTAATTAATATTTAAGTCTTATTAATAAGACGAAGAGAGAACAAAGAATCCAACCACAGCCAAAAGGGCACACATACATTCAACCACAGTTGGAACCCAAAATGCAACACATTCAGGCTCCTCAGGCTCCTCAACTAATTCAATAGGTTTCTTTAATTGTGCGTAGCAGTTTGCCTCCACCTTTTGAAAGGTGGATGGATAAACCATGACAACAGATACCTTATCATTTAATGGCTTTGTTACAAACTTTGCGAAACCATTACGCTTTAAGTAAGTAGTGTCATATTGTTGAAAGTTATAATGAACATCTGTTTCATATGACTTCTTAATTTTGAAACCATATTCTACCAGCCAGTCAAAACAGTCATCTAATGTAACCTTTGTTTTATCAAATAAAACAGATTGGATACGATAGTCTTTCTTGTCAGTCATTGCTTAATTATATAATAATGAAATATTATTATTATATGATTTTAAACGATTGTTACTTTTAACATTAATAATTTAATCTTTACCAAAATCAGAAGGGTCAAGGGATTCATTAAAATCCTTGCGAAACTTTCTCTCTTTATTAGATTCATCAACATCAATTAAAAGGAAGTGTAATTTTTCAGCTGTTGCAAACTTATACATTCCCATCAGTTGCTCCTTTGATGCACCAATAGCAAATTCAGAAAGCATAAGATTCATTGAGCGTTTATTACCAATTCCCAATACAATCATATAATTACAATTCTGTCTAATGATAATAGGTATTTTAAAAAAAGACTGTGACAAGTAAATGACGGTAACATTCTGTTTTCTGCATCTTATAAAATATTCGCAAATCTGTTCTTGATTCTTTGCTAAAACAAGGTCATCAATAATTATTAAATGATTCTCATCTTTGTCAAATTTGTTTAATGCTGGTAAAGTATGAAGACCCTCTGTTATTTGAATAGCAGGGGATTTCATTTTTAAATAATTATAAAGTGGCTCGTCTGCGTCTCGTGTGATTATCTGAATACTACTAAAGGTTCCTTTTCCTTGGCTACACATTGAAATAAAATTAATTACAAAATTTGTCTTACCTGAGCCGCTGGGAGCAGACACACAAATTCTTGCAGGCAATTTGATACCATGTAGATTAAAATTTGGATTATCAGATTTTCTTAAAAGTGACTGAGGCATTTTTTCATACATATTACAAACTGACATTATGAAGTTATATTATACAAATATTAAAATATATCGTAATTATAAATGGCTAACTATCCCCCTCCATCAGAAGACCTTCCTATATTTGATGCTCTTGTATTTTTAACCCCCTTAAATGCGACTATTACACTAGCAGAAGCAGATGCTAAATATTTAGCAAGACAAGACATTGCTGTAAGTGTAGCACAAACGACTTCATTCAGTGACAACATTACGATTGGTAACTCAGTTCTAGATTACATACCAGCACAAGGATTACAAATCAAACCAACTGTTAATAGTGAAGCAGTTTTTATAAGAGCGCTTGATGCAGGGGGTAATACGATTCAACGTATTGAATGTAATGAAACACATACACATTTATATGACACAACTCGTCTTACAGAAAGTGCAACCCCCGCGAATTATTCAACGCTACAACAGTCAGGTTCAACCTTGGATATTTATAACACAGTTTCTAATGGTTATATAAATTTTCGTGTTGAAAGTTCAACGGGCACGGTAGTTACACCCCTCATAATCACACAACCAAAAGTGACTATAGCACCATCAACAATTGCAACAGGAACAAATGGTCTAGTTTTGAATTCGGCATTTTTTGGACGAAACGATACTACCGCCAATATATTTGGTGGAACACTTGGTTACACACGATATCCCATCGGTTGGACTATTAAAGCAAGCAAAGCAGTTGCTACATGGACTTCAGGTGTTGCGTTTGATGTAATAGCAACAGGAACTGCAAACACCGAGTTCACCGCATTATCAAATGGTGTGTGGAAGTTTGGTTGTTGTTTTAATAACACCGCTAATTTAGGAACCAGTAGTTTTCTAGTTAGTGCATGGGGAACGCCTATTGGCGGAACTATATTAAATGGAAATGACGCAACAGTTTCGCCGTATAATCAAGCAACCGTTTTAATGACCGAAAGTGCATCTGCTACAGCACTAACCAATTTTGGATTTGTAATGCCTGAAGCGACAATTCAAATGACAGGTAGTGGAACAACAAATATCAAATTATGGTGCTATGCACAGTTCACAGTGCAACCAACTTTTACTTTTAATATGTGGGCGACAAAAATCGCGTAAGTTAAACAATAATTAATTTAGAAATAAATAATTAAATAATAATAATAATTCAATTTTAAAATATTAGTTTAATATAACTAACAAATGGCAAATTATGAACCTCCAACAGAAAACCTACCAGTCTTTGATGTCACAGTTTTTCGTGATATTGCTCCTTATGATGACTTCTATCTTAAGCGACAAGGATTAGCAACAAGTGTAGCAACTGAAACCAGTTTCTCAGGTCTTGTGAATTTCAATAATCTAGTAACACCCCCACATTGTAGTGCTGTTCCTACAGATCCAAATGACCTCGCAAACAAGGCATATGTAGATGCACTTGCTCCTCAAACCATTTATAAGAAACTTAATCCTTTAACGAATAATACACCAACACCAGTTATAATTCATACAATTAACACAACTCCTTTATTAATTACTGGTTTTTTTAATACAAAAGCGGATTTGAAATTTGCGAACTCAATCCCAGCAGGTCTTTGGTCTTTGATTTTATACGCAAACTGTGCAGCAACAAATGACCAAAATCATATTGGATTAAATTTTAC